TTCTATGCTCAAGAAGCTATGGAAGTTCGCTATGTAGCAGAATTCAAAGCAGGTGTGCAGATTGCATTTCCTAACGAGATTGTAAATTTTGTTTTAGCATAAACAACGGGGGTGTAAAAACCCCCATTTAATTTTATAAAAATATGCCGTGTGCAGTAGTTTCAGGATATACATTAGATTGTAAGGACGCAGTAGGTGGCTTAAAGAACATCTACTTTGCGAATGGTTTAGTTTCAGCAGCTACAATCACAAGTTCAGTTTCAGGCGGGATAAGTTTAGTTTCAGGAGTGCAATTTTACAAGTATGAATTAATGCCACAAGCAGCCGATTCATTTACTGAGGAAATTACATCAGCACCTGCAAACGGAACTATCTTCTACACTCAAACATTGGTAGCAAACTTTGCTAAAATGAGTCAAGCACAAAGAGCCAAGTGGCTTGTAATTGCTCAGGCAAGATTGTTAACTATCATTGAGAAGAAGGATGGAACTTTTTGGTTGTTAGGTCAAGTAAATGGTATGGAAGTTAGCGCAGGAAGTCATACTTCAGGTGCAGCAATGGGAGACTTTAATGGAGTTCAGTTAACTTTAACAGGTATGGAAGCATTACCTGCTCAAGCATTGGTAAGTTCATCAGCATTTACCACAGCATCATAAGCATTGATTGTGTGTTTTCATATATTTATTGGTGATTAAGCCCCTTAATTGGGGCTTTTTCTTTGCAACAAATCGACATTTCAATACTTCATAATATGATTAACTTAGAATTAGGGTTGAATGCAGTAGCATTGACACTTAAAGAAGATACTCCAAGTAGTGGTTATGCACTTAATGAATATCTATTTAAATTCTTTTCTCACGCTACAAATGACACTTTGTATTTTTTGGGACAAGTTCAAAACTCTGACAAGGAAAGATACAGCCAAGTTAACATAACAGTAGTTAATAGTATTGCTCAACAAGATTTAACACAAGGTATTATCTACCTACCTAATACTGGCTTCTATGAATATACAATCTATGCACAAGTATCACCTGATATAACACCTCAACAGAGTGACGTATTATGTGAACAAGGTCGAGTACTATACGCATTTAATGAGGCAACTATAACGAGCTTCTCCCCTGACATCGAAACAATAATTTATAATGGATAAATACACATTCTATACAAGCGAACCAATCAGCAGTTATAAAGTTCCAATCTTCGAAAAGGAACGCAATAAAGATTGGGTAAGATATGGAGAAGATAACGCATATCCTCAATATCTTTGCGACCTATTTAATAAGTCTGCAAAGCACAATGCTATCTTAACAGCAAAACAAAAATATACTTTTGGACGTGGCTTAAAAATAGTTGACGGCAAAGAATCCGCTCAAGCTATTAAGGCTCAAGATATGCTATTGAATCCTAACAGATTTGAAACATTGAATGATATTTTTGAAAAGGTAGCACTTGACAAAAGATTGTATGGCGGTTATGCTTTACAAGTAAATTGGAGTAAGGCAAGCGGCAAGATAGCAGAATTGTATCACATCGACTTTGCGAAGATTCGTTCGAATGTAGATAACACCGAGTTTTATTATTCTGAAAATTGGGAAGATTATAGACCTAAGTACGCAATATTCAAGGCGTTCAATACTGAGAAAAAAGAAGGTTTGCAAATTCTTTATTATAGAGAATACAGACCGAACTTATCTACTTATCCATTGCCTGATTATATTGGTGCAATTCCTTACATTGAGAGTGATGTTGAGGTGGCTAATTTTCATAGGGCAAATCTTCAAAATAATTTCTTTTTTGGTGGCATCTTAAACTTCAATAACGGAACGCCCGAACCGGAAGAACAACAAGAACTTGTTAAGAGAATAAATCGCAGACATGGCAGTACTGATAATGCAGGAAGGTGGATTATAAACTTTTCAGATGGTCAAGATAAATCTCCGAATGTTATCCCGATTCAACCTGCAGACTTAGACAAACAATTCGATATACTCAATAAAACAATTCAGCAAGAGATATTCGTAGCACATAGAGTGACCTCACCTATCTTCATGGGGATAAGAGTCGAGGGTCAATTGGGTGGCAGGAATGAAATGATTGATGCTTTCAGATTGTTTCAGCAAAATGAAATAAGACCTGACCAAGTACATTTTGAAAAAGTGTTTAATTACTTAGCCAACTTCAATGGTGTTCCGAATGCTTATCGAGTTGAAGAATTAGAACCTTTCAATCCTGAATTTACAGAAGCTACTTTGTTAGAGATTGCAACTAAGGATGAACTAAGAGAAATGGCAGGGCTTCCTGTTACTGATTCTACTAAGGATTCTAATAGTAAAATAGTTGATAGGTTAACATTGTTTAGTCCGTTGATTTCAAATAAAATTTTAGAATCTTTAAGTCGTGACGAGATAAGAGGATTGGCAGGCATTGCAGCAACTACCGAACCGATAACAACACCAACTCAATTAAGATTACAATTCGAAGATAATTGGAAGGATGAAATAAAAGTCTTTGCTGAATTTGGTGATAGTGTCGAGAATTATGATTTATTCGAAAGTCGCAGAGTAGAAGCATTTGAGGACTTAGAGGAAGATGTTCGCAAACATACATTTGAAGAACACTTAGAGGACTTAGAACAAACTTTGTATGAATTTGTAGTAGCTAATACTCCCGAAGAAAACAAAGTCTTAGAAGCGGTTAAAAAAGACCCTTTTATTTCTAAAAAGGATTTAGGAGTAAACACCGATTTGACACCTTCAAAATTAGATGAAGTTTTAAAAAGTTTAAAAGATAAAGCGATTCTAACCTTAACCGAAGGAACGTGGAATATCCTTCAAGTAGTTCCTCCAAAATCAGCTATTAAAAGAATAGCAGACGAGATAAGTAAGTTCCAAGTAAAGTATAGATACACAGGACCGCAAGACTCAAAGAATAGAGAATTTTGCGCTGCTTTGTTAGACTTAAATAGACTTTATACTCGCAAAGAAATTGATACTATTTCAAGGCGTGTAAATCGTGACGTATGGAAAAGGCGTGGAGGGTGGAAAACAATCAAAGGAACTGATATTCATGTACCATTTTGCAGGCATCAATGGGCTGGCGTTTTAACGAGAAAAAAATAATAATATGGCAACAGTACTTTTCATATCAGAAGCGACTTTAAAAGCTGAAACAATTATCAGCGAAAATGTAGACCCTAAACTTTTAATACCTACAATCAAGGAGGCACAAAACATTTACATTTTGCCTTTATTGGGAACGGCATTATACAACGATTTAGTCTATAACGTATCAGCAAATTCACTATCAAGTGAGTATGTTACGTTACTTAATGAGTATATTGCACCATGTTTGATTAAGTATAGTGTTTATGAATGTATTTTACCTTTGTCTTATAAATTTCAAAACAAAAATATAGGCACAAAGTCAAGTGATTTTAGTCAACAAGCACCACTTAACGACCTTAGATATTTATTAGACTTTACAAAGTCAAGGGCGGAGTGGTATGCTGAAAGAGTAAGCAGATTTTTATTGGCTTATCAGACTGATTATCCTAAGTACTTAACTCAAGAGAATGCTAATGTAGCCACCATTTATCCAAATGCAAACAACTATACTAATGGTATGTTTCTCGGACCTGACATTGATTGGGATTTGATTCCTCCAAGCATAAAGTATCAAGGCAACGGATTTAGAAGAAACTAAATTAAAACCAATGACAAGAATTAAAGGTAGTAAGAATAAAAACAACGTAGAACTTTTAAAAATCTACTTATCAAAGCAAGATGAAAACAACACTAAACCAGGCGTTAAATGCACTTCAAGCAATAGCATCAAGTCACCTTCAATTAAAAGGTAGTTTTGTCTTTTGTGATGTGGCAGACTTAGAAGCAAAGAATGAACTCAAGTATCCTTTGCTTTGGTGTGATGTTATACCGGCTCAATTCGGCACAAAGACAATAGATTTAAATCTTCAATTGACTTGTGTTGATATGGTGTCAAAAGGCTTGGAGAATGAACAAGATGTGCTTAGTGATACCTTGCAAATCTTATCCGATGTGGTTACGATTATAAGACAAGATTCAACTTACTTTGATATGTTTGAGATTAACGAAAGTTTAACGGCAACTCCAATTAAAGACCACTATCAAGATGAGGTTGCGGGGTGGGTGTGTACTATCAGTTTAGAAATTGAAAATGCTTACAACTTATGCGTTGTCCCAATTACTTAAAATAATAATTAAAAATAATACTTACAGACATGACAGATATACAAGAAATCTTAGGCGGTAACGGATGCAAATTCATTGATGCCGCAAGTACTGGAAACACTTTTTATTGCTTAGTAGTGAATGCAGATTGCGTACTTACTACTTTAACAAGCGTAGGAGGTCAAAACCTTTTAACTCAATACGGATTGAGCGGTAAAACTTTGAAGCAAGGAATGTTAATCCCTGCATTCAATGGTGATTTAATCGCATCCGTAACACCTTCAAGTGGTTCGGTTATTGGTTACGGATTTAATATCAGAGGATAATGATAGGAATCGGGATAGGATTGCCTTTTATCAAAGCAGGCGGGAATTCAGCCGAAGCATTAGCGTGGAAGGCACGAATAGAAGCTAATAGCGGTACTATTTCGCAGGCATTACTTGATATTTTTGACACTAATTTTTTTATACCGGCAAAAGCAAACGGAAACATTCTAACTGAGTTAGACCGATTAAACATTTATTGCGGATTAGTCGGATTCGAAATTGCAGCAAGAACGAATTTAATTAAATCGGCCCATTATGTTACTCCTGTAAGTTCACCAACATTTGACGCTAATGGTTATAAGTCAAGCGGTACAAGCTACTTAGACTTAAATTATACACCAAGTACGCAGGCAGTTAAATTAACACAAACAAGTGCTTCAATTTTTGCTGTTGTTAAAACACCTCTGTATGTTGGAAATGTTAGAACCATTGGAAGTGGGCAGGCTTCTTTTGTCAATCTGTTAGCTTTAACAAGAACGGCAACACCTGATTTAAATGCATCATTAAATGGCGGTAGTTCACTAACTAATACCAATACTACAAGTTCAGGGAATGTTTTGTTTGCAGGTCAAAGGAATGGAACTGCGATTAAATCAATTATCAACAGCAACGAGAGCAGCGGGACAAGTACTTCAGTAGGGTTGGCAAATGTTTCAGCTTATGAACTTTCAATCAATATTAACGGCTCACCTATTACGGCATTTGATACACAAAGTCACTTATGTAGTGGACATGGTTCTGGGAGTTTAGATTTGCAAGGATTAAGAGTTATTTTAAATAATTTATTCACAGCATTAGGGGTATAATTATGAAAGTTTTAAAAGCAACATTATCTCAAAAAGAAGCCTTAGAAGGGTTTTATGAAGAAGGTTACGAACTTAGATTCATTGAAGATGCAAAGGGCAATTGGGTGGTTAATGACAAGGTAGTTACTAATGGTCATTTCCTTTTAATTCGTGAGCAATTACAAGCACTTCCTTTAATAGATTATCAAGAAAAAATAATAAAGAATTAAATGGAATTGAATTTAGTATTATTTGGCGTGATTTGCGCACTTATAGGTATCATTTATGCGACCTTAACAACAAAGATAAACAAGCTTGAGGTTAAGCAGGAAACTTTACATGATAACTTGATTCCAAAGGTTCAAAAGTTAGAGGACATTCAGGGAACTAAAATTGACTTGGTATCTGCTCAAATGAATGAGCAAAAAAAGTCTATTGAAACATTAACGGAAAAGGTCAATGAGTTGGCTCACAATTTCCATAGTTCGAAGAAT